CATTCTGCAATTTAATAAACCGAGAAAAAACGGCGAACACCCAACGATGAAACCTGTTGAGTTGTTTGAGTATTGCCTGATGAATAATACAAAGGGCGGCGATATAGTGTTAGATAGCTTTGGTGGATCTGGCACAACTATGATTGCAGCTGAGAAACATGGAAGATATGCAAGACTAATGGAACTAGACCCTAAATACTGTGATGTAATAGTAAAGAGATGGGAAGATTTCACAGGCAAAAAGGCTGTATTATTAACTAATGATTAACATTTACCCTCAATAAAATGGTAGAGCACAAGCCAACAGAAGAAAACAAGCGGATAGTCGAGACATCGGCTGGTTTAGGCTTGCCTCATGAGCAGATAGGCGCATTGATTGGCATCGATGATAAGACGCTGCGGAAACATTACCGGACAGAACTAGATGTAGGTAAGGCTAAGGCAAGCGCACAAATAGCCAAGACGCTGTTTAGCAAGGCTCAGGGCGGGGATACGACTGCACTGATCTGGTGGACTAAAGCTCAGATGCGGTGGGCTGAGACGCAGAAGCAAGAGGTTACTGGCGCTAATGGTGGCGCTCAGGAAATGGTAGTCCGATGGGGCGGAAAGGCTAAAGATGACGTACAAGATGATTAACTGCCCTATGTGCAGTGCGTTTCTAGTAAACAACAAGTGCTTAAACTGCGGATACGTTAAGTGACAGAGATTGTCATTAACTACGAGCCGAGAGAGCAGCAATTAAAGATCCATGATGCCATTGAGCAGCATCGTTTTACTGTGGTGGTTGCCCATCGTCGTATGGGAAAGACTGTTAGCGCAATCAACCACCTTATCAAAGCCGCGATAGAGTGCGACAAGCCTAACCCAAGGTTTGCGTATATTGCTCCGACATACAGCCAAGCCAAGCGGGTAGCATGGGATTACCTACTAGAGTACACAAGGCCGCTAGGGGCTACGGCTAACATTGCCGAGCTTAGAGTTGACTTCTGGGGTAGGCGCATAAGCCTGTACGGTTCAGACAATGCAGACTCATTACGAGGCCAGTACTTTGACGGTGTGGTGCTGGATGAGATCGGTGACCAAAACCCAAAGATATGGAATGAGATTGTCCGTCCTGCTCTAGCTGACCGGCTAGGCTGGGCTTCATTCATAGGTACGCCTAAAGGGAACAATCACTTTCGGGATTTAGCGGATAGGGCTAAGGAAACTGATGGCTGGGCTTACCTAGAGTTCAAGGCCAGCGATACAGGGATTCTGCCGCAGTCTGAGCTTAAAGCTGCCCAGCTTGAGATGGGTGAGGACAAGTACAACCAAGAGTTCGAATGCTCGTTTAACGCAGCGGTGGAGGGTAGTTACTATGGCAAACTTATTAACGATCTTGAGAAACTTGGTCATATTAGCGATTTTCCTCGTGATGACTTGTGTCGCTCTTTTGCTGCTTGGGATCTTGGAATGGGTGATAGCACTACTATCTGGGTTGCTCAACTGGCTGGAAAAGAAATTAGATTACTGGACTGCATCGAAAATCACGGGCAAGGATTAGATTGGTACGTTAACTGGCTGAGGGATAACAAGTATGAACAGTTTAACCAAATCCTTCCGCATGACGTACAAGTACGGGAACTTGGAACAGGTAAATCGCGTAAGGAAGTGCTTGAGGAGGCTGGACTATCGATTACGGTTTGTCCGCGTCTATCTGTGGCTGATGGCATACAAGCGGTCAGAAGACTTATTCCCCGGTGCTGGTTTCATCCAAAGACGAAGAATGGTCTTAATGCGCTGAGGAACTACCGTCGGGAGCATGACGAGAAGCGTAATGTTTTCTATGAGAAACCTTTGCATGACTGGTCTAGCCACTACGCTGATGCCTTTAGATACCTTGCAATAGGGCTTGACGAGAGCGACAGTTCGTGGTCAACAACATTGCCAATTAAGACAAATTGGATTGTATAATAGGCAAAATTTCCGTTAAGGATTTGCTATGAAGATGGATGAAGGTCAGATCAAGGGCATTCTTGAGAACGAAATCGACAATGCCATCGGTTACATTGAGACAGAGACTACCGAACTACGACGCAAGGCTCTGGACTATTACTTACGTAATCCTTACGGCAACGAGGTAGAAGGCCGTAGCCAGATCGTCACTGGCGAGGTAGCTGAGGCTATCGATGGTGCATTGCCACAACTTATCCGTGTCTTTACGACAACTGAGGATATTGTCTACTTTGAGCCTACTCGTCCTGAGGATGAGGAATCGGCTAAACAAGCCACTGATTACTGTAACTGGGTTTTCTATCGTGAGAACGATGGTCTATTGATCCTGCACAACTGGTTCAAAGATGCCTTGATGCAGAAGGTTGGTGTTGTCAAAGCGTACTGGGAAGCCAAAGAAGACGTTAACAAAGAGAAATACAAGAACCTGACTGAAGATGAGCTAGCCATGCTCTTGTCTGATCCCGGTATTGAGGTGGTCGAGCAGGAAGTCGAGTTCATGGATGGCGGTATGGATATGATGGGTATGCCTATCCAGATTCCGTTGTATAACGTCAAGGTCAAGAAGTCCAAGAAGTACGGCTGCGTAAAGATTGAGAACGTACCACCAGAAGAATTCCTAATTAGCAAATCGGCAAGAACTATTCAGGATAGCCCGTTTGTGGCTCACCGTCGCTTGATGACTCGTAGCGAGTTGATTGCTATGGGCTTCAAGAAGTCTGTGGTTGAGGAGTTGCCTTCTTACGATGACTTGCAGTTTACGCCAGAGCGAGTGGCAAGGTTCTCTCAGGGTGAACAGCCAGACGAGAACATCAGCCTAGACCCTGCAATGCAGGTCATTGAGGTATACGAGTGCTATATATACATTGACGTTAATGGTGACGGTATCGCTGAGTTGCGTAAGATTCTGTACGCTGGCAGTGAGATTCTGGACGATGAGGAATGTGATCTGATTCCGTTCCATAGCCTGTGCCCTATTCCTATTCCGCACAAGTTCTTTGGTCAGTCGTTGGCTGATCGGACGATGGACATCCAGCTTATCAAGTCTACGGTTACCCGTCAGATGCTCGATAACCTGTACTTGACCAACAATGCCCGTCTGGGTGTGGTGGATGGTCAAGTCAATCTGGACGATGCGCTTAATGCAACTCCGGGCGGTATTATCCGCATGAAATCGCCTAATGCTGTTCAGGCTATTGAGGTTCCTGCGGTGACTGGTCAGGCATTCCCGATGTTGGAGTACATGGATGCAGTTCAGGCCAAGCGTACTGGTGTTAGCGATCAGCAACAAGGGCTTGATCCAGATGTACTCAATAACGTGAGTGCTACGGCTATTGCTGCGATGATGAAGTCTAACTCTGGCAAGCTGGAGTTGATTGCTCGTATCTTTGCTGAGACTGGCGTTAAGTCGCTGTTTAGGGGCATTTTGCATCTGTTGGGCAAGTATCAGGACGAGGCCAAGATTGTCCGTATGCGTGGCAAGTTTGTGGCATTTGATCCTCGTACATGGGCTAATGAGTACGACGTATCGGTTAATGTTGGTCTGGGTTCAGGTGACCGTGAGCAGAAGTTGGCTATGCTGAATATGGTTAGCCAGAAGCAAGAGCAGATTATTCAGGCTTATGGCCCATCGAATCCATTGGTTAGTGTGGCTCAGTACCGTGACACATTGGCTCGGATGATTGAGGCTGCTGGCTTTAAGGATGCGTCTGTATTCCTTAACCAGATCAGTCCTGAGCAGAATGCTGCATTGTCTCAGCCACAGCCACCGACACCAGATGCACAGGCAGAAGTGGCACAGATGCTGGCTCAGGTAGAGCGTGAGAAGACTCAGGCTAAGGCTCAGATTGATGCGGCTAAGTTGGATCTGGAACGTCAGACATTAGAGGCAGAGTTTACCCGTAAAGGTATAGAACTCCAGATGAAGCAGCAGAACGATGCGGCGGATATGCGTCTAAGGGAAGCAGAATTAGCGGTGAAACAGCTTCAGGCTATTCTGGCTATGGACATTGCTGACGAGGATTCCCGTAACAAGCAAGCCGATATTGTCTTAAAGGCAATCCGTGAACTAGGCAATTTGACTAAGGGATCTAATGGACAAGTCTTCATGGGCTGAACATATGCTGAGAGATGAGTGGTTCCAAGAGATGATGCAGGAACTACGGGCAGTAGAGATTAACAAGTTTGCAATGAGCGACATGGCTGACAAAGAAGTCCGTGAGAACGCTTATATGCAGCTTAGAGCATTGGAACTGATAGAGACTTACTTAGAGGGACTCGTTTCTCAGAAGCTCATAGATGAGAAGCGGTTAAAGATTTTGTAACCCGAATCGGGCGGTTCCCGATATAATTTAGGAAAGATATATGAGCGATACTCAAGGCACGACTCCCGAATCGGGAAATGCGGAGTTAACTGTAGGTGGTGCAGCTAACGCTATTTTGGGTCTTATGGGCAGTGACGAGGGCTCCGAACAGGAACAACCTGAAGCACAGACCGAAGCCAACGATAGCGAGGCCGAATCCGAACCCGAGGAATCTTATGAAGAATCTGAGGAGTCGGAGGTAGAACAAGATGATGGAAGTGATGAGCAAGAGGAGCCTCCGAAATACCGCGTTAAAGCCGCTGGTGAGGAACGTGAGGTAACCCTAGACGAGCTAATCAAGTCTTATCAACTTGGCACAGACTATACAAAGAAATCGCAAGCCGTAGCTGAGGAACGCAAGGCGGTAGAAGCAGAGCGCCAGCGTATCGAGGAAGCTAGACAACTTCGAGATCAGTATGCGGATAGGTTGCAGGTTATAGAGCAGATGCTCAACCAGCAGCCGCAAGAGGAGAATCTGGAATACCTTAAAGAGAATGACCCGATTGGGTACGCTGTTAAGGTTGCAGAACTCTCTCAGCGGGAAAAGCAATTAGCTCAAGTTCAGGCCGAGCGACAGCGAATTGCACAGCAGCAGCAGATGGAACGCCAAGAGGAGTTAGGCAAGGTTGTACAGGCCGAAGCTCGTAAGCTAGCAGAGGCGATTCCTGAATATGCTGATCCGCAGAAGGGTGAAACAATCAGGCAGCAGCTACGGGAGTTTGGCTTAAAGGCTGGTTTCTCTGATGGTGAATTAGCGAATGTTTACGATTCGCGAGCAGTTCTGACGCTATGGAAGGCAATGCAGTACGACAAGTTACAGTCTGCAAAGCCGGGCATCACGAAGAAGGTAAATGAAGCTCCGAAGGTAATTAAGTCCGGTGTTTCTCAGCCTCGTGATAGCGGTAGCGAGGAATTGCGTAAGTTAAAGGCGCGAGCAAAGCAATCCGGAAGGGTCGCTGATGCCGCAAGAGCATTTGAGAAATTCTTATAGGAGTAGTTAATCATGGCAACATTTACCGCACATAGCGCTATTGGTCAGCGCGAAGATTTGACCGACATCATCTATGACATCTCGCCAACTGAGACACCTTTCATGTCTTCAATTGGCAAGACTAAAGCTACTGCTGTTTACCACGAGTGGCAGACTGACTCGCTGGCTGCTGCTACCACTGCTAACGCTGCTGTTGAAGGCGCTGATGCAACTTCGGCAACCCTGTCACCTACCGTTCGCCTGGGTAACTACACTCAGATCGTCCAGAAAACTGTTCAGGTTTCCGGTACTCTGGATGCAGTGAACAAGGCTGGTCGTAAGTCTGAGAAGGCTTATCAGTTGGCTAAGGCTTCCGCTGAACTCAAGCGCGATCTGGAAACCATCCTGCTGGCTAATCAGGGTCGTTCGGCTGGTACTTCGACAACTGCTCGTAAGCTGGGTTCGCTGCTGTCGTGGATCAAGACCAATAGCTCGGTTGGTTCGGGTGGTGCTGATCCTGCAACTATCGGTGTATCGACTCGTACTGACGGTACACAGCGTACTTTCACCGAAACTCTGCTGAAAGAAGTTGTTGCTGAGGTCTACACTTCGGGTGGTTCGCCTAAGATTCTGATGGTTGGCGCTTCTGGTAAGCAGAAAACATCGTCGTTTGCTGGTATCGCTGCACAGCGTTACATGGCTCCTTCGAATACGCCTACCACCATTATCGGTGCTGCTGACGTTTATATGTCTGACTTCGGTACTATGTCGGTTGTTCCTAACCGCTTCATGCGTACCCGCGATGCTCTGATCCTTGATCCTGAGTACGCTGCTCTGGCATATCTGCGTCCTTTCCAGACTAATGATCTGGCTAAGACTGGCGATAGCGAGAATACTCAGCTTCTGGCTGAAGTTACTCTGGAAGTCAAGAACGAGGCTGCTCATGGCATCGTGGCGGACTTGGACTTCTCGCTGTAATTAAGTAGCAAATAGCCCCTGCCTAACGGTGGGGGCTACCTACAACTAAGGAATTTATGAGCAACCCGATACGGACTCAGACAGTACACGCAGACGGTGATGGCGGCATAATCATCGAAACCAAGCAAGACATTACAGACATCCTTGAAGCTAACAAGATTCAAAGGGAGTTTGATAAGCAGAGGACAGGGCATCTTAACGAATTGCATCACGTCGCTAGGATTCCTTACACTGTAATTGATGACTTGAACCAGAAGGGAATAATGCGAGGATTCGCTGTAGTAGATCAAGAGCGATTCGCACAGTTTCTTAATGGCACAGAACTTGGTAATGCACTGAAAACGTATCGAGGAACAATATGAGAGTTGGTGTTTGCGTACCATGTCGGGATGAGGTTCATACAGGTTTTGCTTTCGACTTTGCAAAGATGGCAGCACACGATGCTTCCGTTAGATGCAAGGACGGTAAAGGTGGACTAAGCCTTTACACAATGCCGGGAACCTTGATCTTTGACCAGCGTGAGAAGTTGGCAGAAGTTGCGTTAAAGGAAGGCTGTGATGCTGTCCTGTTTATCGACAGTGACATGAGATTCCCGCCAGACATAATTACAATTCTGCTAAGTCGTAACGTGCCGATTGTTGGAGTTAATGCTACGACAAGACGCAAG